ACACTTCTTCATGAGTTATTTCATGTGATGGAAAAAACTCTACATCTGGATCTCTCTGAAGAAGTTGTTGATACTCTTGCTGTAAGTACATATCACCTATTCAAGAGTAATCCAGATCTGTTAGAAAGAATTTATGGCAGCACAAAGAAAAATTGATACCACAGTAGGAGACTGGAGTTGGAGTCACGAGAACTTCGCAACTAAATATACTGTAGATCCACAAACAGATTGTTGGGTTTGGAATGGTGCCTATCATCCTGCTGGAGCCCTGTTTGGTGCCTATAAGAGAGGTACTAATCAGATGACTCAAGCTCGACGCCTAGCATACATGCATCTCCACAACGAGAGTATTGATGGTACATTTATTAAATCAACCTGTAGGAACCTTCAATGTGTGAATCCAACTCACCACTATATCCACAAACTTCCAATTTGTTAAGATGTATTCTACATGTAGATGCCTATACTAAAAATCATCCTCTAGAAGATACCATTGGATGTATAGCATTCTTTAATCAATTCGCACAAGAAGGCTTCTATGATGTAGATCTACATATGTATTCATTTCTTCTAGAAGAAGAAGATCATCTCCTATTCTATATTCAATACCCACGAGTAGCTGAACTCATGACTATAGAATATATAAATAAGATTTAGAAAAGGAATTTAACTATGCAAGGTAAACATGGACCACAATGGGGTGAAGCCACCATTAGAGGCAAAGTCGTTGGTCGCGATCATACGGTTGTACCGCCAGAACAAGTAGAAGAATTAGCCATGATTGGCTGCAACGATTCTGAAATAAGAGACTTCTTTGGCATTGCCCACAACACTCTAACGTATAACTTTAGAAATGAACTTCAAAAAGGTCGTCTGCAATTAAAGCAGCGTCTTCGCAGAGCGATGTTAGAGAATGCTATTGTGAAGGGCAATGTTGTAATGCAAATCTTCTTAGCAAAGAACATGTTAGGAATGAGTGATAATGGTATGGTAGGTGAGGTCACTATTCTTCCATGGACTGACACATTTGATGCAGCACCAGCAGATGATGATGTCAGCGATGTCAGCGATGTGTCCGCCGACAGCGTATGAAACGACGCCTAATACTCATTGGAAGTATGTTGATCGTACTTCCGCTATTCTGGATTTCACTATTCGGAGTAAGCAGACAGAATATAGATGAAATATATTCTCTATTAGAAACCCTTAAGAATGATAGTACAAAGAAAAGATGATTATATACTACATCTATCTACAACTTGGATAGATCAGGAAACAGTAAGAGTAGCGTTTTGGCGTGAGTGTGGTGATATAGATCTCACACCAGTAGAATTCTATCTACATCCAACCGAATTGGCAGCAGCAGTGGATAGCATCAATGATACACTATGCCGTTAAGTGCAAAGCAAGAACTTATTGCTAACGATAGAACACGATTCAGAGTAGTCGTTGCTGGTCGTCGAGGTGGTAAGACATTTCTTGCAATGAGAGAACTTGCACGATTTGCTTCGGTACCACACTCTAATGTATGGTACCTAACAGGTAGTCGACAACAGGCTAAATCTCTAGTATGGAGTAAACTAAAAAAGAAACTCGTATCTCTACACTGGGTAAAGAGTGTTAATGAGAGTGAGTTGATTATTACCCTAAAGAATGACAGCAAGATCTGTTTAAAGTCTGCTGAACAGGGTGATAATTTACGAGGTGAATCTCTTAACTTTATCTGCATAGACGAATTCTGCGATATAGATCTCGATGAAGTATGGCACCAGATTCTGCGACCATCTTTATCGGATAAACTTGGTAGTGCTCTCTTTATTGGCACTCCTAAAGCTGGTAATCAGGCTGCACGAGATCTCTATGATAACTATCTCACTAAAAAGGGTTGGGTATCCTATACATACACTACTGCTGAAGGTGGATTCGTAGATGCAGAAGAAATTGAAGCTGCACGAAGTGACCTATCACCAAAGGTATTCCAACAGGAATACGAAGCAACTTGGGTCAATTTTGCTGGTGTTATCTTTGGTGAATTCGGTGAGCATAACATTCGTGAAGTAGCTCCACTATCCTCACATGAACCACTCTGTATTGGTATGGACTTTAACAACACTCCAATGAGTGCTGTTATTGGTCGTCAAACTCGCGCTGGCATTGAGATCGCAGATGAGATCTACATTGACAATAGTAATACAAGTGAAGTAATACAAGAGATTCGTAATCGTTATCCAACAAATCCTATTACCGTATTTCCAGATCCTGCTGGTGTTCAGCGTAAGACAAGTGCTGGTGGAAACACTGACATACGCCTACTTGAAATGGCTGGGTTTACAACACGCTATCATCGTCAACATCCACTTGTGAGAGATCGTATTAACACTGGAAATTCGTTGTTCTTCTTACGTACTGATGGTACTACACGATTTACTATAGATCCATCCTGCAAAAAGACTATTAAGAGTCTTAAAAACTGGGCATACAAAGATGGCACTATGATTCCTGACAAGGACAGTGGATGGGACCATGGTTGCGATGCTCTTACTTACATGATCCAATTCCTATATCCTATAAATAAAGGTACTACGACTGCACCTCAACGATTCGGTCATGCATTGCATAAATAAAAAGAGGAACAAACACATGAATGAAATTCTATCAGCTGCTTACAATAGAGCAACAACAAAAAACTATCTATACACACGACACCGTGATAGATGGTTATTCTTATTAAACTCCTATGTAGGTGGAGATGAGTATCGTAAAGGTGCATATCTTACACGCTATCAACTTGAGAGTGATAGTGACTACAACCAACGACTAATCAACACTCCACTTGATAATCAGTGTAAGAGTATTATTAGTCTATACATCTCATTCCTATTTCGTGAAGAACCAGACAGAGATCTCGGCAGTTTAGAGACTTCTCAATTTACACCACTTATTCTTGAAGACGCTGACCTTGACGGGCGTAGCATGAATGCATTCATGAAAGATGTAGCTATCTGGAGTCAGGTATTTGGTCACACCTGGGTTGCAGTTGCAAAACCTGATATTGGTGCTACGACTGCTGCTGATGAGATCGCTGCTGGAGTGCGTCCTTATATGTCTGTACTCACTCCACTCTCTGTAGTTGATTGGACCTGGAGTCGCAGTGCTAATGGTTCTTATTCACTCTCTATGATCCGATACATTGAAGAGATGAATGATACATCAACAACTATTAAAGAATGGACACGAGATATTATATCTACTACAGTAATCGCCCTAGATCGAGAAGAGGCAACTGACTATTACGAGGAAGTAAATGGTTTAGGTGTCATTCCATTCGTTCTTGTTTATAGCGAACGATCACCAACTCGTGGTGTAGGTCTATCAATCATTAGCGATGTAGCAGATCAACAACGTGCAGAATATAATGAGATGAGCGAAGTAGAACAGAGTATTCGTCTTGATTCGCATCCATCTCTAGTAGCTACTGGAGAAACTGAGGTTGGCACTGGAGCAGGTGCACTTATTAGATTGCCTGAAAATCTTGATCCTAATCTAAAACCATATGTACTTGAATTCTCTGGTGCAAGTGTAGAGTCTATCTATAATTCTATTGCACAACGCCGTCAAATGATTGATTCAATGACAAACGTTGGAAGTGTTCGTGCTACAGAAACTCGTGAGATGAGCGGTATCGCAATTGAAACTGATTTCCAGTTGCTAAATGCTCGTCTAAGTTCTCTTGCTGATAACCTAGAACTTGCTGAAGAAGGTATTTGGCAATGGATTGCATACTACTACGGCTTACAGTGGGACGGTGAGATTGAGTATCCATCTAACTTTGCTATTCGTAATACTGATAATGAACTACAACGATTAGTATCTGCAAAAGCTGCTGTCACTGATGTAAATCTAGCCTCTGCTATTGATACTCAGATCGCTGTTCTACTTGGTCTTGACTTCGAAGAAACCTCTCCTGTACCTGAAGTTCTAGATGTAAGTGAAGTGGAAACCGATATTTCAGACGAAGAGTGATAGGTACAATTCCAGAAGTATAAATAAAACTATGAGTTCACTACGAGCTCACATTAACCATACGGCTAAGACCCGGCAAAGGACACAATGACCGATACAAACATTGGCAATGTTGATGCAACTGAGGCAACAACTGAATCAAATACTCAGGCTGAAAAAACTTATTCACAACGCGAAGTAGATGATATGATGGCTCGTACTAAGAGTGCGATTACCAAGAAAGTATTGTCTAAGTATGAGGATCTTGGAGATCCAGATACTGTTCGTGATATCATTGCTCAACATTCAAAACGCGAGCAAGATCTTGCACTGAAGCGGGGTGAGTTTGATAAAATTCTTCAGGAGATGGCGGCCAAGAAGGACGCAGAGATTCAGAAGAGGGATAGAGTCATTGAAGAGTTTAAGTTAAATAGTCCTATCATTGACGCAGCTGCTAAACTTCGTGCTGTTAATCCAAATCAGGTTAAGAGTCTTATTAGAAATAATTTGCGATTAAATGTTGATGGAGAACCAGAAGTTTTGGACAACGAAGGTAAAGTAAGATACGATGACGCTGGTCGTCCTCTGTCTGTTGAATCATTTGTAGGTGAATGGCTACATTCAAATCCACATTTCGTTCAACCTAGTCCATCGACTAGTGCTACTAAGAGTAGTGTCGCTGCATCAATGGATAAATTGGACATTAACAAACTTGATATGCGAAATCCAGAACATAGAAAAATCTATGCAGATGCCGCTAAGAAAGGCATCCTTTAATAAAGGAATTATAACATGGCAAATACTACAGCCACAAACGAAGAACTCTTCGGTAAGTTAATCACAGCAGCTCAATACGCTGCTTACGAGCAAAGCGTTGCTCGCCAGTTAGTGACAGTGTTCGACGCACCACTAAACACTGGTAAAACTCTAGCTGTTCCAGTATGGGATTCTATCACAGCTCAAATCATCACTGATGAAGCTGCTGCTACTCCTAAAAACACTGGTACAAGTTCTGTTGACATCAACTTGACTGAACACGTTGTTATGCACAGTGTCACTGACATGTTGCGTGACTCTGCCTACAGCAACGTTATGGCTCAACTTGGTGATCAGAGTGGTCGTGCTATCGCTGAATCGATGGACACACAAGCATTCTCTAAGTTCTCTAGCTTAGGTGG